TGGGAGGTAGAAAAGTTAATCCAACTTCATACTTAAATAATCAAAGAAATCTGACACAATTGAGTTCTAATCCCCAATCTAGAAATTTAGATCCAACATCTTCCACTTCAGGAAAAACTTTAGTTGCAGTATTACCTATAGTAAATAATAATACTAAAGTAGTGCCATACTCAATCCCAGTAACATCAGCAACATAAAATGTCAATAGCAGCACAGGCAGCCAAAAGAACTATTAATATTAATGATATTCCTTTAAATGGAAAAGTTACTACTTTTTCATATTATGAAAGTTTATTATCTCCATTTGTGACTGCAAATTTTTCTTATATTGATACTGGAAACTCTGTTGCATCAACTAGGATAGATGATCCTCAAGAAAGACTAGGAACACTAAGAAGTGCATTGCCGTTACGAGGAAATGAAAAGGTTAGTTTTAAATTTACCACAAGTTTAGGATCTTTAGAATTTAATAAGTATCAATTACTTGTAGATAGATCATTCCTTGCAGGACAAGAATCTCAAAGAGAAGGTGTAATCATAAGACTTCTTTCTCCAAGTTATAATAAAAATATAGAAACTTTTGTAAAAGAAAAATACTATAATAGTATTTCAGATTCGGCAAGAAAAATTATCTCAGAAAAATTAAAAGTCCCAAGTGATCGAATCAAATTAGATAAGACAAAAAACCCATATGCATTTACTGGTTCTAATCGAAAACCTTTTGATGTCTTAATGGATATTGCAGGTAAATCAGTATCACCAACAGGAGAACCTGGTTATTTTATATACGAAACAAAGAGTGGAATGAACTTTAGATCTATTGATAGTTTGATTTCACAATCACCAAAAGCAACATATGTCTATAATGGAGTATTCAAATCTGACCTTAAAAATGATTCAAATGCTTTTCGTATTTTAACTCAACCTATCAAAAAAGAACAAAGTATTTCTTCATCATTAAAATCTGGAATGTATTCTGCTTTGTTTAGGTTTATGTTTGAGGACGATCAAGTAACAAAAGAAGTTTTATATAAAATAAAAGTAAATCAAAATTCTTTAGGAAAAAGAACAGTTGAGTTTGATCCACAACTAGCAGAATCTCCAAGTCGCCTTTACACTGTTTTTGTTCCTAAGGGTATGATGGAAAAAGGAATTAAAAACATTACTAATAATAGTCCTGCAGACTATCTTGCAAGAGCAGTAATGCGATATAATCTACTTTTCGTTCAGACTCTCGATATTTTAGTTCCCTGTAATCCAAATTTAGAAGCAGGAGATGTAATTGACTGTAAGTTTGAAAAAGTTACTACCTCTTCAAAATCACCTGGATCAACTGATATTCCTCAAAGTGGAAAATATTTAATTTTGAATCTTTGTCATCATTACAATACTACTAATTCATATACTTCTTTATCTTTAGTTCGTGATACATACGGAAGAAGCGGAGGTGTAGGATAATGGCAAATACGATCAAACAACCAAAAAATGGAAATGGTGGTGTATTTGGAGTTTGGTGGGGACAAGTTGCTCCAAATCAAACTGAAAATGAAACTGCAACAGAAGGGCACGGATTTAGAGTAAGAGTTCGAATATTAGGATCAACATTACCAGACGGAAAAGGAACTCACCCTCTTGGAGCAGAAATAAGAAATGAAGATCTGCCTTTAATTCAGGTTAAGATGCCAACGACACACGGTAATGGAAATAGATTATCTTGTGCTTTAATAGGTGGTGAAATGGTGACTGGTTATTTTCTAGATTCTGAAGGAAATCTTCCTATTATTGATGGTGTGCTTGCCAGAACAGTCAATGATAATCAAATTACAGCACAAGAGGCACAGGCAGCAGGCACTACTTATGGTTTGAGATTAGATCCACATTCTCAAAAAAGATCAAACGTTGCACCATCAAAACTCCAATCAGGAACTCCACCTTCACCATCCGCAGCATTAGAAGGTGTTTCTGTTCCTGATAGTGGATTACCTATCGGTAAAGGAATGCAAGGAATTCCTACAGAACCAGTAGAACCACAGAGAAAAATAGGAGATGTTTATACTAATGCATCAGGTATTAGACTTGAAGTTGTTGGACAAAATAATATTGAAGGAGAGTTTAATCCTGATGGAACAAATAAAACATTTAATATCGTCAGACAACTAAACTAAATATCAAAGCAGAAATTTCAATAATAAATAAAAAAATAGAAATGTAACCGTAATGGCAGATCCATATATTAATGTTTCGGGTAATGTTTTAGCAACAGAACTTTCTCAGGTCGACAAAGACTTGGAAGTTTATAGGGAAGTCAGAAGTAAATTAGATCCTAATGACACAGAAAATATACAAGTATTAGATCAAACAATATCTGAACTAGAAATTAAGAAATCGCAAGTTCAAAAAGCATTTGAAAGTAAAACTAAAGAATGCTTTGTCAACAACCAAGATATTGGTTGGATGAGAGAGAATATTGAACTGTGTAAATCCTTTTTGACTTCAGAACAGTATGCCTATTGGAAAGAAGTAATTTCCACAGAGATGACTGGTGTCGATCCTTGCGGAAGCACCACTATGGCAGGGATTAGTAAGGCACTTAAAAAATTATTTACATTTCTAAAGTCAATTAAAAAATATTATAACACTTACGTTCAACCGGTTTTAAATACGATTGCAGGAATCTCAGAAACTATTTCTAATATATCACGCCTTATAGTAGGAATATTGAGAATTTTAATACAAAGAGCAAGAAACTGGTTGATTCAAAAAATTAAAAACGGACTTAATGATGCTTTCACTTCTTTATTTCCTAATCTTTCTAAAAAAATAAAAGATGCTGTCGCTAAGTTAATTACTGATTCTATTTTTTGCAAGTTTGGTGAGATTATTAGAGGATTAGGTCAACTTGTATCAGACTTCTTGTTCTCTCTTATTGGAAATCTTATCAATGCTCCATTCTGTGCCGCAGAACAGTTTGCCAATTCCCTGATTAATAATATTGGAAATAGAATTGATAAAGCACTAGAACCTATCTTAAATCAAATTAATAGTATACTTGGTGGTGTAGGTAAAATTGCGGGATCCATTTTTGAAGCAATTGATTTTATTCTTGGATTCGAATCATTCTTATGTTCTGCAGGACCAGAATGTCCTGAATTAAAAAGTTTCAGAACAAGTTGGTGGGGTGGTCCTCCACAAGAGGCAGCAGATAGATTCCAAAATTTCTTAGGTGGATTAAATCTTTCTTCAGGAGAAACATCAGACTTACTAAATCAATTTGATCGTTGGGTTGGAGACTTTGGAATTTTTAAAGGCAGTGGTAATGAAATAGATTCCCAAATATCAACATTGACTAGTCAATTGGAATGTAATACTGGAGCATTTGCCTGTGGACCTCCTCAAGTTCAAATATTTGGTGGAGGAGGTGCTGGTGCAGTTGGTAAAGCAATTGTTAATCAGATCGGACAAGTAGTTGGCGTTGATCTTTTAAATAGAGGAGTTGGGTATACATCTCCACCCTATGTTTCATTTGTTGATAATTGCGGAAATGGAAATTATGCTTCTGGGTATGCAGTTTTAGATGATGGTAATAATGGTAATAATGGTAATAATGGTAATAATGGTAATAATGGTAATAATAATATTCCACTAGATCCAATTACATTTGCTCCAGTTGGAGATTCTGAAATTCCAAACTTAGAAGAAACTCCACAAGGATACACTGGCACAAATGCAGAAGGAAAGTGTGCTTATGGTGCAAGAGTTTATCACGAATTTGATAATGATAGAAATGTGACGATTGGGTCTGAAATAAGTTCAAATATTGATATTGAATTTCAAGGTAGAGAAGCTCCAGATCGACTCATTACTGATTTAAGTTCTGATGAAAAGCATTATTCAGTTAAATTTGTGGTTCCTTATGACAATGACAATTATGAAATCAACTTTACGAAGGTTGCACAAATAGCAGCTCATGGTGGTGGAGGTGGTGAATTTAAGGTTGCTGGTATTAAAAATAAAACTAGAAATGGATTTGATGTTTGGTTTGGAAGAACTGCAGTAAGAAAACTAGGAACAGAAGAAGATAGTTCTAATCCACTAGAAAGACCAGAAAGATTTGAACCTAAAGTTTCACTTGAATATGCACCGGAAGGACAATTGTTTAATACATATGTAAGATTTTTTGAATTCTCTACTGTTGGTGAACGTTCTAACTGTTCTCCTGGAAGTCCTCTTAGAAATATTGTAATTACAAATCCTGGAAATGGTTATTTACCTGGACCAAACGGTCAAAATGAATTTGGAGATCCAGTGCAACCAGAGTTTTCAGATGATACTCGTGAGTATGTTGGATGCTTAAGTGAAATCCAGGTCATTTCAACTGGAATAGGTTACAGTCCTGAAGATTCAATTACTATTGAACCAAATATTCCAGATCTAGAAGTTCGTGTTAGATTGACTGAATTGGGACAGATCGTTCAGATGGATATTCTGAATACTTCCTGTGGATTAAATCAGATTCCTGAAATCACGATAAATACTAAGACTGGTGGAGGAGCATCTTTCCGCCCAATCATACAATTTACTCCTAAGGATCAATTTACAAGTGCTCCAGTGAGAGATTCTGATATTGTCCGTGTTATTGACTGTGTTCTCAAATGACAAATAGAAAAGCACCTCCAGTAAAAACTGCAGATAATGATTATGGAATAATGTTCTGGGGTCCACCTGGACCAGAATCATTAGATGATGGAAATGATCTAACATTAGCAACAAAATCAAATCATATGATGAGATTTTGTGAGTCTGGAAATTCTTCTTTCATAACTCCTAAGTGCAATACTGAAAATGTTGGAAAGAATCTAAAACCATCATCACAGGATGGGAAAGAAGTTCCAGCAAAACAAATCTTAGCTCACAATGGAGATATTGTATTCATAGCAGAAAATGGAAATATCAAGTTAAAAGCAAAGAATATCTGGATCGAAACTACTGATGGAGATCCTGGTGGAAATTTTATGGTTTCTGCAAATGGATACATTAATATGGTTTCTGGAGAACAAACTAGAATTGTAGGTTCAAAAGTTTGTATTCGTGGAGAATGTGGAGTTGATATTGGAGGAACTGATGTAATTATCAAAGGAACACTTGCATATGGCGATTACCCTTCAGTTTTTGGATCTCTTAAAGCATTTCTTGCTGGAGACTGGGCCAAAATTTTAGAAGGAATTGATAAATCTTGTAAGTAAGGAGAATTATTATGGCATATGGAGACGAATTTTTAACAAACAGATTTACTGTTGCAGGACCATCTTTTACTGGCGGACATCCATTACAAGTACCAGAGACTTTTGTTCCTCCCGGATCTGCAGACTTTTATCGTGGTTATTTTGGAATGACCTCTATAACAGGATTCCAAAAAGGTTCATTGAATGTTGGTGTTAATTTAGATTCGCCATTAGGAATTTATGGTGCTCCAGGATCTCCACACTTTTTTGATGTTGGAACAATTTTAACACTGATTGGAGATCACCGAGTTGTTGGAAGATCTAGTGTAACAGGAACTGAATTCAGAACTAATGTTGCCAACGCTCATATTCTTGGATCAACAGCACAAATAGTTGGAAAAACAGTTAATGTAACTGGATCGAAATCTGTTGGAGTTCAAGGAGTTGATGTTAGAATAGATAGTGCTCTTACACTAATATTGAATGGAAGAAATTGGGATATTGCTTCAGCATTTTGGGACTCAAAAAAACCATTTGACATACTTCATCCAACTAAAGAAGGACATCGTCTTAGATATGTTTGTCTAGAAGGACCATCTGCAGAAGTATATTTTAGAGGAAAATTAAAAGACGATAATGTCATTAAAATTCCAGATTATTGGATGGGATTAGTTGATGAAGAAACTATTGGGGTAAACTTGACTCCTATTGGAGTTTATCAGGAATTATTTGTTGAAAAAATTGATATTACTTCTGGTATAAAAATAAAAAACAATTCTGGCAATCCAATTCATTGTCACTATGTTGTATATGGGGAAAGAAAAGATACATCAAAAAATATTCCAGAATATCCAGGCTTGACACCTAATGATTATCCAGGAGATAATAGAGAATATAGATTAAACTTTTGATGAAAAAAATACACGAACTTTTTCCTCTGGTAGTATATCAGAGTTCTTTAGAATGTCACGAAAAATTTAAAGAGGAAAATCTAGAAGAGATTAAAAAGTATTGGTTTAATGGATATGAATATGAATCTCCAGAAGCTTCATCTAGGATCTTTCTCCATTTAAATCAAAATTATTCTGAATTATTCAAATCTCTTAGAAAAATTTTTGATGAGTATTTTGAAGTTTTAAACATTAAGTATGACAGATTGAACTATCATATTGTAAAGTCTTGGGTCGTTTATCATAAAGATGACTCGACTCCTCCATTGAGACCTCATAAACATAATGAGGCAAATATAAGTTTTGTATATTATTTAAATACAGATGAGACTTCTGATAAGTTTGTTGTAAGTCAAAATCCAGATACAAATGTAAATCAAGTTTGCCAAGGATTTTTTGATACTGCAGACGTTCATAACATTATGAATGGATATAATCGATACAATTGCAATCATTATACAATTACACCAACTGAAGGTTCTGTGATTGTAATGCCATCAAATACATACCACCATACAATTAAGAAAACTGAAAGAATCAATGAGAGAGTAGCAATTGCAGGTGATGTGCGTGTTACTTTAAAACCAGAACACTTTAAACATCATCAAGGTTGCACTCATCCATCACAATGGAGGGAACTCTAATACTGTATCTGGAGCAATTGTTCTATAAAGATTCTTCTGTTGCTCTGCACTCATTTCTGTTTGTTTTAAGTACCAATCCATATTATAGTCTAAAGATACTTTTTGATGTCCGATATATTTTCCAATGTAATCATAAATTAGAGTTTCACCAACAGAAATATCAGCAATATCATTATGATGCATATTTTTCATCTTTGAATATAACTGAAAATACTTTTTCATATTTGTAGGATTTCCATATGCAAAATAGTCTGCATATGATTGATGAGGTTCACAGGGACCTGGATGAACCTTCCAGGCAGGAATAACCAATTTTTTCTTAGGATTTATTTCGAAATTACATACACTTAAATCTGGTCTGGATTTAATGATGATGTCATATTCACTTAGATCAAATAATTCTAGTACCAAATAATTTGTATACCATCCCTTTATTTGTCTTTCAGACCACTCTCTTCCAAATTTTTCTCTACCATTCTCTTTAAATTTAATCAAAGGGCAAGTTTCTTGATCTCTAAAAATATAATTTTTTGGTCTGTATGAATTCACAACTTCATCGACATTTATATTAATACAATCTGTTCTCCAATGTTCCTGAGAATATGAATAAGAGCTTATGTATACATCAGCATTATATTTTTCAATAATATTTTTTTGATTTAATGAGAAATGTTCTTCCCAATTTCTCATATAACCAGTTAAAACTAGTGCAACTTTCATCTCTAAATAATTTTTACATATAGTTATTTCTATTTAATATGGCGAATGATAATATTACAGCAGCGATTAGTAGTCTAAATGAAGACTTAGATATTAGCAATCAATATGGGAGAGATGCGAGTGAGGGAACAGAAGTTGCTAAGACTATTGAAAATATAGAAATTAAAAGAAACGAACAGGGGAAATGGGAAAAAACAACTACCGATCAAGATTTTCCCGCTAAAAAAGATGTCACGGCAAGAGCAGACGAACTTGCATTCTATGAAAAAAATGTGAGTAATTTAACCACTGTTGCCGCAAATGCTGATAGTAAATTGTATGATACTGTTAAGCAAATTAATGATAAAAAACAATTAATTATTTCAGGCATAGCATCTGCAGTTTCTTCTGGATGCTCTTGTGTTATTGGAGATGCAGTAGTTAATGGAGTTACGATTGGAATAGGAAGTGATGTTTATACCGATTATGCTTCTGTCAATGAGTATTCGAATTTAACCAGTAATTCTCAGAATCCATTTGGATCTGATGTTGAAAGAGAATTAACACCAGCAAGATTAGGGACTGGATATAAAACACAGTTTGAAATTAATTCTTCAAAAGGAACAAATGTAGGAATTTATCAAACAGTTAATGGATTGACTGCGTTTGGTCTTCCTAGTCCAACTTGTGCTGCTTATAAAACCACAATTGATAATGCTGCTACAGAAATAGCATCTCTTAGAGGATCCATAAGCAATCAATTAATATCTGATACAAATTCTATAAAAGATAAAAAAACAGAATTTGAATTATTTGCTTGGTCTTATAGAAATACTGATAAGGTAAATCAACAACAAAAAGAAGACACTCAAAACGTTCAGAGCATAATTGAAAGTCAGGCTGGATTCCAGTGAGACCCCTTGACACCCGACGCCCGATGCCCTATAATATGGGGGTAATCAACGAAACGCCCCAATGAGCACCGCACAAGAAACCGTCAAAGGTATTGTGATTGATGTCTGCACCCGCACCTTTCTTCTTATCAGCGACCAAGGAAGCGAGCGTATGGTAGAATGTGAGACCGTTCAAGAATTTATGAATGTGTTGGAAGTTGTGACTGCGAATCTCGACCCCGACCAAATTGAATACGCAGACCTTGCGGTTTACGGGCAATGATGCTATAATATAAATATCCTCAAAGAAAAGAATGGAAATTTTCACGGTAGAAGAGTTTCAGGAAAGATTTGATGAATTGATGGAGAGAGTAGAAATGGGAGAGCATATAGGAATTATGGATGATAATGGAAAGGCAGCAGTTATGTTGCCTGCGGATGATGACCTCATACGAATACACACTGAGTGTAATAACGAGGCATTATAAACTGCACGGTTCTGTCGCCTATTGGTTAAGGCCGACACCTTATAAGTGTCTGAACGGAGTTCAATTCTCCGCAGAACCACTTGACCATAAAGACTCTTTGAGTTATAATGATCTTATTGCTTCGGTGATGGAACTGGTATACATTCGACACTTAAAATGTCGCGCCCGTATGGGATTAGGAGTTCGAATCTCCTCCGAAGCATAACCTAAATAATATTACCTGAATGACGGCAATCTTCAGGAGGAGGGTGAAAGTCCCTCCTTTTTAATATAAATAATACTGCCGTCATTTAGAGTAGAATTATGCAACCACGCATATACACATATAAAATTACTTTTGAAGAAGTCCCATATTACTATTATGGCAGTAAAAAAGAAAAATATTATAACCAAAAATATTTTGGTTCTCCTAAAGCAAATAAATGGTGTTGGGAAATTTATACTCCAAAGAAACAAATATTAGAATTTTTTGAATATAATGATAAAGGCTATGAAAAATGTAGGCAAGTTGAAGATAGATTAATTAGACCTTTTTTAAACGACAAGTGGTGTTTAAATGAAAAATGTGGTGGAACATATTCTACAGAAATACTAAGAAAAAATGGAAAGAAGGGAGGAAAAATAGGTGGTAAAAAAGGATATATGAACGGTCTTGCTAAGTTAACTCCAAAACAAAGAAGTGAAAATAGTAAAATAAGTGGCAAAATAGGTGGAAAAATTCAAGGAAATAGAAACAGAGAATTAAAAATTGGTGTCTGTGGTAGAAGTAAGGAACAAATGTCAATAGATGCTAGAAAAGGGGGGACAATAACAAATAAACAAAAATGGATTTGTTTAGAAACTGGACATATTTCTACTCCAGGACCATTAACTTTGTATCAAAAAGTAAGAGGTATAGATATAAGTAAAAGAAAAAAGTTATGAAATATAAAATAACTTATTCTTATAATTGGTATGAAACTGAAATTGAAAGATTTATTATAAAAACATACCACATTAATGGTATAAGTTTTACTTTTGACGAAATTTCTGAAATTTTTCAAGATAACTCTAATATTATTGAAGAAGCAAATAATAATCCCATATATACGCCAGAGTATTTTTACTTGAAATCATTCTACCTGATAGATGAGGAAGCACATCCAATGTTGTTTCCTGTAGAATTAGAAAATCCAGAGGACCTTCCAGAGGACTTTGAGTTTGAATATGGGGAAGATTTGTCCTCATAAATATTAATGCTTTTGTTTGTGGTTATTCAAAGGCAAAGAGTGGGAGCAGAAATGCTCCTTTTCTTATATAAATAGTATTACCACAAACAAAAAGCAGATGGAATACTACACTTACGCATACTTGCGCGAAGACGGCACACCTTATTATATTGGTAAGGGAAAGGCAGGAAGAATTACAAACAATCTACATAGAATTGCTATTCCTAAAGAAAAAGAAAGAATAATTTATTTAAAGAAAAATCTTAGTGATGAAGAGGCAAGAAAGCACGAGATTTATATGATTGCTGTTCTCGGCAGGAAAGATCTAGGCACGGGTATTTTGAGAAATATGACTAATGGTGGAGAGGGATGTGCTGGACGGGTTTTGAGCGATGAAACTAAAAAGAAATTAAGTGAAGCACATAAAGGCAAAAAGAAAAGTATAGAACATAAAAAAGCATTGAGTGAAGCAGCAAAAAGAAGGAAAGCAAGTGATAAGTGGAAAGCAGCTGCTAGTGCATCTTTGAAAGGTATTATGGCGAAAGAAAAAAATCCTTCTTGGGGTAAAAAATGGTGGAATAATGGAATAGAAAATAAGTTTTCTAAAGAGTGTCCTGGGAAAGATTTTAGTTTAGGAAGATTAATAAATAAACCATAGTAGACGATTTGGTGCGGAAAATTGCCATTAAATAAATTAGAAAATTTTATCAAGAATACTGAAGGTCGTATATTATACGTCAATCCAAACGATCTTGATGCTACTGATAGTATCTCAAATTCTGGAAATTCTTTAACAAAACCTTTCAAAACGATTCAGAGAGCATTAATTGAATCTGCGAGGTTTTCATATAGAAGAGGATTTAACAACGATAAAAACGATCAAACAACTATTTTACTCTTCCCAGGAGAGCACTTAGTTGATAATAGACCTGGATATGGAATTGTTAATCAAAGTGGTGCCGCAAAAGCAAGAAGACCTACTGATGGTTTACTGACAGATGCTACAACTGAATTTGATTTAAGCTTAACATCAAATTTTGATTTAACTCAGAATGATAATATTCTTTATAAGTTTAATAGTATTTACGGTGGAGTTATAGTTCCGAGAGGAACTTCACTTGTTGGTCTAGATTTAAGAAAGACAAAAATTAGACCCAAGTATGTTCCAAATCCTACAGATGATTCACCGAACGCTGCTATTTTCAGAATTACTGGTAATGGATATTTCTGGCAATTTTCTCTATTTGATGCTGATGAATCTGGATTAGTCTACACAAACCCAAGAGATTTCACTGATACTGCAAAACCAACATTTTCACACCATAAACTGACTTGTTTTGAATATGCAGATGGTGTAAATCTTCCTCAAGATCTATCGACAGATTTTACTCTGTCAGATCTTGATATGTATTATGCAAAACTTTCAAATGCATATAATACAGGATCAATTGATAAGGATATAGATCAAAAATGGCCTAGTGATCCTGAAGGTTTTGCTAAGGAAAGACCTGAATTTGAAATCGTTGGTGCTTTTGCAACGGATCCCATTAGAATCACCAATATTATTTCTGGAGATGGTGCAACTCCAAACACTGTAATTACCGTTGAAACAGAAGGTCCACATAATCTAACCGTCGATACTCCTATCAAGATTGATGGTGTTGGAGTTGTAGGAAGTCTTTCTGACGATTATAATATTTCAACAAAGGTTCAGTCTGTCTCAAGTACGACCATATTTACTTATGTTCTTCCTGCGATTGACCCACTATTGCCAGCATCACCACCTTTCACTAATGCAACAGTCACTGTTGAAACTGATACGGTAAAGGGTGCTTCCCCTTATATCTTTAACTGCTCTTTACGTTCAGTCTGGGGAATGAACGGTATGCACGCAGATGGATCTAAAGCAACTGGTTTTAGATCAATGGTTGTTGCCCAATTTACAGGTGTTTCTCTACAGAAAGATGATAGGGCATTTACAAAATACAATAGGACTTCAAGAACTTATGATTCTATTCCCATTACTCCTGTTACTGGACCAGAACTTTCTACACAATCATCATCAACAAATCCTGCAGAAGTATACCACTTAGACAGCGGTGCAATTTATCGAAGTGGATGGGAATCGTCTCACATTAAAGTTTCAAACGATTCATTTATTCAAGTCGTTTCCGTTTTTGCTATTGGATTTAATAAACACTTTGTATCAGAGTCTGGTGGTGATAATTCGATTACCAACTCAAACTCAAACTTTGGTCAGATTTCTCTGGTTGCTGATGGATTTAAAAATGCAGCCTTTGATAAAGACGACCACGCATATGTATCATCAATTATAACACCTCGTGCAATTGTAACTCAAGAACAAAATATTGATTGGTTTCCTATTGACGTTGGAGTAACAACATCTGTAGGCATTTCAAGCCATCTTTATCTCTCTGGTTTTGATACTGAAGATGATATTCCACCAGTAATCACTCAAGGATATAGAATTGGTGCAAAATTTAATGATAAACTTTATGTCAACTTTAGTTCCATTTCTGGATATGGAATCAGTGAAGCAAATATTTACATGTTGGATAATGTAATTGAAAGTGGAGGATCTACATTTGCACTTGGATCTACTAGTTCTTTAAAGGAACTAATCATAACTGGCACTCCTACTGCTGCAAATAATTTCACATTTACAACATCAACAGACCATAATTTAAATACAGAAGAAAAAGTTAAGATTATTAGTGAAGTTGGAGATATACCAGAAGGTTTAACAGATCATTTAACTTATTTCATCATAAAAGTTTCAAGCACACAATTCCAATTAGCTGCTTCAGAAACTAATGCAAGAAACGCAAACTTTATTCGTTGTTACTTAGGTTCGCAACTTCGTATAAGAAGTCGTGTTTCTGATAAAACTGCGGGGGAAGTTGGATCTCCAATTCAGTTTGACTATACTCAAAATAAATGGTTCATCCATACAAACACAAATAACCAAATTTATCAAACACTATCATCTTTAGGTGTTGCTGGAATTGGAGAGGCAACAAGGGTTTCTTTTGTAAAGAGAATTGAAGATACAAGAAGTTTGGATGAAAAAATTTACAAGGTTCGTGTAGCAATTCCAAAAGAAGCAGTAAATGCTAAAAACCCAGAAGATGCTTTTATTCTGCAGGAATCAAATTCAACTAATATTTCAATAACACCAACAAATGCAGAATTTTCCTTAACTTCGATTAACTCTTCACAATATGATTACAAGAGAAATCCAAGATTTATCAGCACATGTTCTGCATCAGGATCTACTGTTACGATTCTAACAGAACTTCCACATAACTTAAAGACTGGTAATCTTGTTATTATTGAAGGTGTAATAAGCACCAATAATACGAGCGCGGCTGTCAATAAGGGATATAATGGATCATTTGAAGTTGCTTCGATTGTTGATGATAAGACCTTTACTTACTCAACCACTGATATTTTTGGTGTTACTCACATACCAGGAATTTTCCAAAATAACACTGCCAATAGAACAATATCTCTTCCAAGATTTAGAAGAAATGACCTTAAATCAAACTACTACATTTATAGAAATGAAGTAATTTCTCCATATATTGAAAGAGTTCAGGATGGAGTATATCACATTTATCTACTTAAAGCAGATAAATCGATTGATACTGAATTTACAAATCTCAAGCATAGTCAGAACGTAGTTAATCTATATCCAGAATTGGATAGAGACAATCCAAATGATAATCCATCAACTGCATTCTCATTCTCAAAGAGAGATCCTGTTGGTGATGTAGTTACAAACGATTTGAAGAGAAGTATTACAAAAGAATCTATTGATACTTTTGTAGATGACTTTGGATTTGGTTTGCAGATTAATTCAGTCCAAAGAGATAATATTTCTGGAATTGCTACATTAACTTTTGCAAGACCTCATGGTTTTTCTGGTATTGTTTCCTGCACTATTTCTAATGGAGGATCAACTTATAGTCCAACAGTAGGAATTCAAACATATCAAAACGTAAAGATATACAATAATATTGGTTTAACACAATGGAGTGGAGCAACAGCAAGAGTTATTGTTAATACTGGAATAGTCACTAGTGTAGATATTATTAGTAAGGGTTCTGCTTATTCTGCTGGAACGTACTACTTGGATGATATTGCATTAGGAAAAGGTGGAGGAACACAAGCAACTCTTTCTGTTGCATCTAATCAAATTTCATCACAGGTTGGAAATGTAATTCAAACAACTGGTATTGGATCAGTTTCTGATGGATATTTTAGAATCGCATCAATTCCAGCGACTACACAAGTTGCCATAGCATTAACTTCTGGAGATACTTCTATTATTTCTGGAGAGTATGCGTTCCAAATTGGACCTTCGATAGTAGTTAGTTCTGGTTCATATAATAGTTCAACGGGAATTGCGTCAATTACTTGCTCTTCGGCACATGGATTAGTTTCTGGAAATAAATTTAGAGTCGTAGATAGTAGTAATAATAACTTAGGAGATTATGTTGTTGTTGATCGAGTTGGTGTCAATACATTTACTGCTAGAACAAACGCAAGTCTGTCACTAACAAGTGGGAGAGTTCTTAAGCATGGATTATCTGCTAATAATGCAGTATCTGAATCTGGTGATGAAAACTTAGCAGTAAGATCATTAACATTTTTTGATGATGAAGTTGGAACACTTGCAGAAACTTTGGTTGGAGTGAATACGTTTAGAATTTCAACTGCTGGAATTGCAACTTCTAAGAGATTCTCTATTGGTGATTATATCCAAGTAGATGATGAGATTATGAGAATTACAAATTCAGTCAATGCACTGAATGAAATTAGTGTAATTCGTGGATATTTTGGAACACTTAAAAATAATCATGATAATGGATCTCAAATTCGTAAAATCAAACCACTTCCAATTGAATTCCGTAGACCATCAATTATTAGAGCATCAGGACATACTTTCGAATATCTTGGATTTGGACCAGGAAACTACTCCACAGGTCTGCCACAAATTCAAAATAGGACTCTAACTGAAAGAGAAGATTTCTTAGGTCAATCGCAAGAAAGATCTTGCGGAACTGTTGTTTATACTGGTATGAATAACAGAGGTGACTTCTATATTGGAAATAAGAGAGTTACTTCTGCAACTGGTGAAGAAAAAACTTTTGATGCTCCAGTTCCGACTGTTACTGGAGAAGATCCATCGAGATTAAGTGCAGTATTTGATGAAGTTACAATTAAAGAAAGACTAAAAGTTGAAGGTGGAAAATCTAAAACTATTCTATCACAATTTGATGGTCCTGTCACCTTTAATAATAATGTTAGGGTAATTAATTCAAATCTAGAAGTTGTTGGTGGAAGATTAACAATTAATGATGATACTCAATCAACTTCAAAGGATAGTGGTTCATTTGTTACTGAAGGCGGAGTAGGGATTGAAAGGGATTTAAACGTTGGTGGAAATACAAATATAGGAGGAGACCTTACTGTAATTGGTGATGTTGACCTTGGTGGAACTGTTGTTGGTTCCTCTGGTTCTTTTGGAAGTATTCAAATTGCTATTACTGATGATAATACCATAGATACAATTTCAGGAGATTTGAAAATAAATTCATCTCTTGGATCCATTGTAGCAATTCAAACAAGTACAACAATTTCAGGAACTTTAGATGTAACAGATGATATTACAGCATTCTATACTTCTGATGAAAGATTGAAAAATAATATTAGAAGAATTGAAGATCCTCTAGAGAAAGTTATTTCAATTAGTGGAAACACATACACCTGGAATGAAAAATCTGGTAAGGAAGGTAATGATGTTGGTGTCATTGCACAAGAAATACAAAAAGTTCTTCCTGAAGCAGTGACTGAAAGAAGCAACGGTTATTTGGCAGTTAATTATGAAAAGATTATTCCACTTCTAGTTGAATCAATCAAAGAACTATCTAACAAAGTAGAAAGTCTTGAAAGAAGAATAACTGAATAAATAACTAAAAACGTGCAAGATGGCAAACTATAAAAAATCATTTAATTTTAGAAGTGGTGTTCAAGTTGATGATGATAATTTTATAGTAAATTCTAATGGACTAGTTGGAATTGGAACAACTATTCCAACTCAGTTTTTAGATGTCAGAGGTAATGCTATTGTCTCTGGGTTTGTCACTGCAACTTCTTTCTTTTCTACAGGAATTTCTACATTCTACGATCAGATCAGAGTCGGGTCTGCAGTTACTCTTGATGCAGCAACAAATACAATTTTTGCACCAAATATTAAGATAGGATCTTCTCCAACAATCAGTAATATTGTTGGATATTCCACTATTGCATGGATTGTAAATGAGTCTGGTACAGGAATTTATACTTCTATCAACGTTGGTGTAGGAACAACTGCTCTCAGTAATTATCAATTTGCTGTGGGAAGAGATCCTTTAGTAAGTGGAAATGCTGGAGTTGGAATTACTGAGGGAAATATTTTTGCTAGTGGAATTGTTTCCGCTACATCTTTTACTGGAATAGGGCAAAATATAACACAAATAAATGCAAGTAATATTGCAAGTGGAACTATTTCTAATGATAGACTTCCACAGATTATAAATTCTAAACTTCCAGATATACAAGTTGGAATAATCACTGCCACTACTCAGTTTTTTGGAAATCTAACAGGAATTGCAACAGTAGCAAGATCGTTAACAGGGACACCAGACATTTCTGTTGGTGTCATTACATCCACATCCATATCTGCAAACTCTATTTCTGTTGGACTTGCATCAGTAGGAATAGCAACACTTTCAAATTCATTATATGTTTCAAATTCATTAGCTGCCCTTAATAATGGTCGTGTTGGCATTGGCACATCAGTTCCAACATCAGATCTTCAAATTAGAAAATCTTCAAATACATTAGTTGAAATATTAACTAGTGCAGATTCGTCTACAATATCTATCGGAAATTCTGTTGGACTAGGAAATAGTAGTGCTGCATTTATTTTTGAAGCAAAGACATTAAAGATTAACAACTATGATACTGGTGGAGTAAACGTTAATCTACATGAAGGCACTGGATCTGGAACAACTGAAGGGTTTAAGGTAAGATATGATAATTCTAACATATTAAATGTTAGTTATGATGGAAAAGTTGCAATCAATAAAGAAACCCCAGAATATAATTTAGATGTCAATGGAAATGTTTATGTTTCAGATAATAGTAGAATAGTAGGTATTCTAACAGTTGGAACAGGTTCAAATGAAATAACATTGGGTGATGGATCGCCATTACCAATGACGGAATTCCAAAATTTTAACACCCTAACTGGTATATCAACATTCAATGACTTCAATGTTAGAGGTGATATATCGATAGGAGGAACAGCAACTTTTTCTGGTATAGGAAGTTTTGCTCTTGGAGTTGGGATTGGAACAACTTTAAGTACTCAGTACTCATTACAAAATCAAGGGAGATCATTATTCGTTGATGATGTA